GTTCGCAGGCTACGCCATCTTGGGAGATGACGTAGTCATAGCAAGTCAGTCTGTAGCTAAGCAGTACGCGGCTCTAATGGCGCGTATGGGAGTAGGAATCGGCGCTCATAAGTCTATGAGTTCCGGTTCTGGCTCTGCTCTAGAGTTCGCGAAGCGCACTTTCTATAAAGGAAAGGACGTTTCGGGGATTTCTTTCCGGGAGTTCGTGATAGGCCGACAATCCTTTGCCGGTCTTCTCGAGCTTATCCGGAAATATTCCTTAACCTTAGGACAGACGATGTCGGTCCTAGGTTATGGGTTTAGAGCAAAAGCCAATATTTCCAAACGTTTGACACTATTGCCAAAACGGCTGCGTAACTACATTCTGTCTTACTATGGTCCCTTAGGCCCGGTCTACAGAGGTTTAGCGTCTTGGATTCCGATGAAATCGGTTTCCTCTCGTTATGCTTCTGTAATCGACCGGGTCGAATATCTCACTTGGCAGTTCTTTAAGGAAGAGATTAGTCTCCTTCTTTCAAAACTAGACGAGATGCAGCCTTTGTTAGAGGAGGCAAAACGACTAGGGACTGTCAAGCGGGATCGGGAGCACTATATGTCTCGAGCGGTTTCCGATAAAGCTGCCTGGGTTAAGGATCTTCCGTCCCCTGTGGAAGGGGGGCGGGTAGATTCCCACCCTGGGATCGAGCGTACGACCCCGTTGTACATTATCGATTCTCTAAATGAGACAGTATATAGGGAAACCTTCCTCGACACATATATTGCTGCGAGGGATCTACGAGCCAAACTAGAAGAAATGACTCTGGAGTCCCTTGACTGGGGAACTCTGGAGTCTCTCTGGGCGGAGATTCGGGAAATTGAGTCTCTTCTCGGGTCGTTACCTCTTCCTCGAAATATTCATAAGCCGGTTAGGGATAATATCCCTAAGGAGCAAATGGGTATTTTGAAGAAGTGGTACCGATATTCTGGCCTGTTCAGACGATCTGATAACCCACCTTTAGAGAACTAGGGGAGTGATCCCTTAGTTCGGGGTCGGTATCAGGCCATTGGTAACTCTGTGATGCCCGGGGTAAGACCTTTGGGATGTGTGTGTTACCTCCGTCCGTAGCGCACCCTTAGGCTCCCAGTAACTTCTGAGAGTGAACCTCGTGAGGTTCGTTCGGTTCGCCGAGCGATCCCGTATATCAGGGGGCGGTGGAAACAGTGGGTTGAATAAACCCGTAACAGTGGGCGAGCAGGCAGCGGTTAAACGGGTGCTGAGAGCAATCTCTTCACCTTAAGACTGATTAGGTCTGAAGGCTACTGGCTGTGGAACCCGTTTCCTGGTATATGGGTACCAATGGAACTACCTGGTATATGG